TAGCCTGGTCACGGTCGGCAGCGCACGAATAGTTCTCGCCGCCGGGCTCATTTTCCATGAGCCCCTTCAACGCAATCCCGGCAGCGGTCGTGCTTTTGGCGTTGCCGCGAGGAATCGCAAGCAAGGTAGTCCGATACTGCCGCCGGCCGTCAGCACGAAGCGTCCCATAGAGCGAGTGCAGCCACGACTTTTGCCACGACTGCAACAGCAGCGGCTTTCCACCAAGCGGACCCTTTACGTGGGTCAAATGCTTTTCGAAGAACCGGATGGCAAGGCATCCGGGGCAATCACCCGAGCATGCGTCGGTCTTCTTCGTCTTCTTGCGGGGCATTGTCCACTGCCGAAACGCGAGCCAGTGCCGATGCGGTCAAGCCGAACTGCTCGGCAAACCGCAGCATGTGCAGGCGGGCGTCTTTCTTGCGATACCACGCGGGGTGGTTCATCACCCTACCCTTATCGTCCATGAACGTCGCGCCATGCTCGCGGAGTTCGCGGTCAGCCTTGACCATGTCGGCCAGTGCATCGCAGTAGGCGGCGAGCGTGTGCTGATGCCGCAAACTCATCACGCGGCTCGTCTCCAACATGGGCACGATCCGCTCCCATTCGGCCCGGCCGATTTCGCACAAGTAGTCGGGAGGAGGCGGCACGCCAGGTGGAGCGTCGATGCCGCCACGCGAGTGCGGGCCGCGAACCTGGCTGCCCCGCATCTCAAGGATGGCTTTCGGCGTTGGTTTGCGTCCGGTTGGCATTTTCGCGGGCCTTCTAGGGGGCGTTCGTTTCGGCTTTGTCTACGTGCCCCAGGGCAAACGGTATTCCTCCGCAGCCCGGCCAGAGCCGCACTGGCCCCCCGGGAGGGGGGGCTACCGCAAAGCCAGCCGAAGCTGTCCTATCCTGCGACTGCCTTTCTTGGAGTTGCAGCCGAAGCACGCGGTCTGGCAGTTGTCTGGCGTGTGCGGTCCACCCTTGCTCATGGGAATGATGTGGTCAATGGTCGGAGACTTCATATGTATCTTGCCATCACTCTTGCGATACCTAGCAGCCTCCAGCACAGGAGTCTTGCATAACTGGCAGATGTAGTTATCGCGTTCAAAGACCAGCGTCTTTGGGAACCTCACGTATTCAACGCCATACCGCTTGGCCCTTTGCTTGAAGTGCTTGCCTGCGGTCTTCCTGTACCGCTTTCTTGCAGCACGCTCATTCGCCGCAGCCTTGTCAGCGTTAGCCTGCCGGCACTCATCAGAGCAAAGCCTCTTGCCGCACGGACAGCCACACACCTTACATGGCCGCAGCGACTCGGTCGCCTTTCGGTACATGCGATTGAGACTTCGCATGAATGACTGGAAGCTGGTCAGGATCTCTCGCACAGGCTTGCGTGATGGGGCCGACGCCCACAATCCGCCACGGTGCCACACAGACTCGAGCTGATTCGTGCGATCCCATGGTTGACTGCCATCCTTGCGGGCTTCTGCGAAACACTCATTTCCGCAGAACTTGCTCTGGTCCTTTTTGAGTTTCTTGCCGCATCTCACGCATTCACGGGCCGGCCGCTTGTTCTGCGGCTTGACGTTCCGCTGTCCTGTGGCAATTTCCGCCTTGCGCTTTGCAAGATACTCAGACCGAGCAAGTGGCTTGCATGTCGCACAGTGCCGCGATAGCAGAATCGCGTTCCCACCAACGGCATCGAACTGCTGCCCGCATCGTTCGCACGTCTTGATTTCGCTCGTCGGCAGTCGCCCTTGCTTTCGAGCCTTGCACCGCTGTTGCTTGCAGCACTCTGGGCAGGAAACCATGTCCTTGCCCTTTCTTGTGGTCCATCCTGAACCGCATCGCAGGCACGCCATTGCCACCTCCTTCGGGTGGCACAGTGTACCAAAGTTCAGGCCCTTCCGCGACCGCTTTCCCTTGCCGTTTTGGTGTTGTGGCACGCCTGGCAAAGACACTGCCCGCCTTCAACGTCATACCGGCTTCGTCCATCCTGGCACCTATCGGTGCCATGCACGACCGGGCTCACATGGTCCGCGTGGGCTTGCCCCTTGTCGCTGCACACTGTGCCGCACGCTCTGCACTGCCACGCGTCGCGGGTCAGCACCGCGAGCCGCCACGCGGTATGTCGCTTGTCGGTGTATCCACGCTGGTACGCATTCGGTCGATGCTCCACACTCGCGGAGCGTAGACGCGGCGGTCGATGCGTGGGGATTCGCGTGGGCACAGGGTCACGACTTGAACGACACGACGCTCACGGTGCCTGTCGAGTTCGTCGTCCCGCTCACGATGCGGATGAATGGCACGCCGAAGAGCGCATCGGGCAGAGCGTAGATGCGTCCGTCCGTGGTGCTGGGGACGAGCGTGATGTCGGCTGCGGAGCCGCTGGCGTCATAGATGCGGCGATACGGTCCAGCCTCGTCGATGGCTCCCCAGCATTGGAGCGAGACGGATGCCGTGCTCATGGTGCCGCATGAGATAACGCCGCCGGCCATGTCATCGGCTCGCAGCGTGGTGGCAGCGGCGGTTGCCGTGCCGAGCGTGATGCTGAACTGCCGGGTCCGTCGCTTGATTTCTGCTTCGTTCATTCTCGTCTCCTTGCCCCTAGCCTACGGTGTCGCGGGGCGGTACGGGCAGTTCAGGGCAGTTGCGGCTGCACTGCCGCCTGATACGTCGCCGCGTCGATTTCCTCAACAACACCGCTCGCGAGCAGTTGCGGCAGCATGGCAGCAGCGGCTTCGTACTGGCAGAACTCATCGTTCACGGCCAGCACAATCCGCCCTTGTGCGTCACGAGGAGCGACGCTTGCAGGGTCAACACAGGTTACGGTCTTAGTGGCTGAGTTCGGGTGTCCCCACGCAGCGTCCAGCGTCAGCCGTGCTTGCTCGTAGACTTCGTCGCTGGAACTCCGAAAATATCTCATAACGCGACGCCAGTGAGACGCGAGAGGTATCGCTCCACTGCCTGGATTTGCAGCACAGTCAACGCTTGACTGTAGACCAGGCACTGGGACCAAACGCCAGAAAAACCAGAGGTCGTGATTTGCCCAATGCCAAAGGTTGAGCTAGAGACTGAAAAGGTCTGGCTGGCGTTCGCCTTAGACGCTAACTCGATGCCGTTCCTCCGAACAAACATAGATGCGCCATTGCGTTGCAAAACGTAAATCCCGGCGGCACGCTGTGCCGTGCTAATTGAAAACGCCAATCTTCCGCCACCAGCCCCAGCAACGTCCCAGTATGCGTTCGTGGCGTTGTTGTCGAATGGCAAATGCGCAGAAAGTCGCCCGTTGGCAAAAGGGTCGCACCCAATCGTCAAACCGGCATTGGGCGACGTAGAACTGGCAACAATGACGAGCGTAAGAGCTGGAGATGTGCTGCCGTTCAAAACCAAATTGGACGGCGTCGCCGCAGACATCAGCGTGTCGGTTCCGTCATGCGTCAACCCTGGGCGCGAGTTCAGAGCCGTCGCGCTGTATGCCGGCTGATTATTGGCTGTGCTTTGAGTGGCGTGGAAGCTGTTTCCCGACAGGTCGTTGATCTGCGAGACAGTGCTGCCGTTAAACGTCATCGACGCTGTATTGGCAACGTCGTACCAGATCTTCAGGCCCGCGATACTGCGCGGATTAAAACCGCTCGCCAGTGGCCGCAGCAGTCTCGGATTCATCGGCATGGCTAGTTCCTCGCTGCGTCCGGTTTACCATCGCCTGCAACTCGCGGCTGCAGCGCGTAGAGCAGGCGTGTCTGCTCGCTCACGGCCTGACTGATTTCCCGCTGGGTCTCACTCAGGGACCGCACGAACGTGCGATGCTCCTCGACGAGCGGCAGCAGCACGTCGTGCCGCAGCACCCAGCCAACGGCGATGGCGACCAAAGTGGGAAATCCCCACCGCTCGATGATGCCAAACATCGTGTCTTTCGCTTGGTCAGTCATGGTGCAGCATCTCTCTTGCAAGCGCCCGCATCGCCTCGCGGTTCTCCTGGCGTTCCAGCCACCACCGCACAAGAATCTTGACCACCTCGGAGACGAGAGCAGACAGCACGAGCGTCAAGATGATGCCCATGCCGTACTCGTGCTTCACGGCCCGCTCCACGGTCTTCGTGTAGTGGTGGGCGACAACCTGCGTCTCGCCCGCGTCGCACTGCTCCAGGACCGGGATGGGCCAGCCTTTGACCGCACGCCGCACGATGCGATTGACGATGCGGCGACCGCCCAGCGTGCGAGGCACGGTCGGCAGTTGCTCCCAGACGTGGGCTTGCAGTTCGTCGAGCGTCATCGCTTCGCCTTCCCGGTGCCGTCGCACGGCTGGCACTTCACCTTGACCGTGCCGTCACCGACGTAGCCGCGACCGTTGCAGTTTGTGCATTTGCCATCGCTCGGCGGGGCTGGCGTCGGCGGGATCTGCTGCCGAAGTTGCACGACCATGCGGGCCGTCTCGCACGCGATGTCGGCGGTCAGACCGTCATCACCCGGCAGCGTAGCGACGCAGCCAACCAGCACGACGAGAAGCGGCAGCAGCCAACGCATCAGAGAATCCCCCGCAGCCAGTTGTCGGGCAGTTGCGTCGGCTTGAAGCCGTTGTATCCCGCATAGACGTACGAATCGCGGCCCGCGAGCATCTTCGTTGCCACGTCCGCATCGACCCAGAATGAGCAGTTGCGAACCGCCTCGGGCATCGCCTCCGGGTAGTGCTTGCCGACCGTGTTGCTATCGCCCCACGAGTTCACGCACAGCAGGCCGGGACGGCGGCCGACGCGCAGACCCGCAAATACCATCGCGTGCCACCACACCCCACCGGGTTTGCAAAATCCCTCTGAGTCGCGGGACATACTGAAGCCCTGACCCGAACAGACAACCACGGGCAGGCCGTTGCTTATGGCGACGGCCGCCTGGTCGAAGTCCACGGCCAGCGTTGTCTCTTGGCACCGCCGCTCCTTGGCGAACGGCTCCAGCGTGTCGGGCACGCCGTTGCGGCCCCACTCGCGGTCGCGTTGCTCGGTGCCGCGTTGCTCGATGACGGTGCCGCCGTAGTCCACGCCGTAGTGGAGGCAGCCGAAGTCGCGGATGGCTTTCGCCGCGTGGAAGCCGGTGCTGCCGTCGCCTCCGGTGTTCGACCGCTGCCCGCGAGCCTCCACCCGCGAGAACCCGTAAAGGCTCGCCTCAATCGTGCGGCCGTTCCACGATTCGGCTTCCTTCCGCCAGACGATGTCGCACGCCGCGAGGATGTCCACGGCGAGGCTCGCACCCCAGCCCACGCAAGAGCCGACGTTGCCTTGCGACCCACGCCGCCAGGACGGCTGGCACGCCAGCAGGGCGGGGTACAGCATCACGTCTTCGCCGGCCGCCCGCAGGTCAGGGCCAGCGGATGCCAACGTGGGATGCGGCAGCGTGGCGACGAACGCCTCGGCACCTTCCGGGTCTGGGACATAGCCCATGCCATGCACATCGGCCATGCGTCACCTCGCAGCCCAGGCGACTGCATTAGCGAACTCGACGTAGCGGCCCCGCAGTTCGCTCGTGACGGGCACCACGTCTTTGCCGAGTGCGGAACCGTAGGCTGCCTCGACGGCCGCCCTCAGCGATTCCTGGGAGCCTGCGGCGTGCCTCCCGATGCGACGCCAGCCGATGTCTACGGCGAGGGCGGTGAAGTCCCGCAGGGCTTGCGTGTCCGCGAACGCCACCTGAGCGGTGACGGCATCCCCAGCGGCGACCACGCCAGCACGAGTCCAGAGGGCAGCCCACAACGACCGGTCGGCGGCGGGCAGACCCTTGAGGGCGGCAGCCACGGGCGTAACAAGGCGTTGCATCTCGTCACTCGGCGTTGCAACGCTCACCTGCGGCGCGACGCTCGGCAGCGTCGGCAGCGGCACCTTGCCCCACGCGGCGGCAATCAGCAGACCGGCGGCGACAATGCGGCCGACGAGCCCGGCCTGCGAACGCACGGCTTCCACCGCACGGTACGTGATGGCTTGGATTTGCTGCCAGTAGGGAGCAGCGAGTAAAGCCGCCGCAAGAGCGACGGCAACGAGACGAAAGAGGTATTCATTCACCGCACGGCCTCGACCTGGAGGAGAATGAACCGCACCAGGGCTTCGCCTTCCTTCGTCCGCAGGAGGTCCGCGAGCAACCGGACGAGCCGGTCATCGGTCTGTGCCGCCGTCTGCGATGCCAGCCATTCGGCGGCTTCGCCCACAATGAGCGAC